TTTATTAGCAATGGTACTAGCGGAGTTGCTGGCACCATTTTAAATATCACCACGATGACAGCTGGCACCATACAGCTGGGCATGAATGTCAGCAATGCCAGCACACTTGCAAATACAACCATTCTTGCTTTTCTCACCGGAACTGGCACCACCGGCACCTACACAGTTGGCAAAAGTCAGGCAGTTGGACAAGTTAGTAACAACGCAACATTTATCGCTACAACTGCCAGTAAAATAACTGCGTTGGATTACAATTATATTCAAACAATTGCCAATCGAGTGATGGGAACACCAGCTGGAACCAATGGATACAATACCACTGTGTTATCATCGCAAATTCCGGTATCTGTTACTGCAATCACTGCAACGCAATGGAACAATTTAAGAACTGAGCTGTTAAATGCATATTTGCACCAGGGCAGTATTGGATCGTTGCCCTCCCCAACTGTTCCAACAAAAACAACAGCACCCGGTGGACTTATTTCGTCGGATGATTTTTCAAAATATATTGCAATTGCAAATTCAATAAACGCCAATCCGTTGGCCATTGCCGCATCTGGGCAATCAAGTTTAACCTCAAACCCTTACACACGCACGGCAGCATGGAGTAGTCCACTAACACAAACAATAACATTCACTTGGCCAAGTGCCAACGCTACCAGAGGATTTTTTAATTCTGGAGGAAAGTTTAATTTTTTTGCATCGTTAGTTGGGTATCAAGTTTCAGACCCTGGCTATGCCAAATCTGTTGATTGGAACACACTATTGACCAATATGAAAGTTATCACAATGAATTACAACAGCACAACATCTACCGGATCCTTTACCACTATTGCGGCAACTACTGGATTTTATCAGTTAACAACTTCATACATAGAATTATTTAACAGGGGCACAGCCAGCCCCTCTTATACCAACAACAACTACAGGATTTTGGCTCGTGTAAACAATGTAACAACACCCACAGTATTGACATTTACAATCCAGTTCGTAGATGGTTCACCAATAAATGCGTTTGGTACTGACGAACCTGTAACAGGCACATTGACCAGCACATTCCAAGTATTTTATTCAACTGGAAATGTTACAGCAACCTATCCAACAATTGTAAATTCAGGTCCTTGATACTCTAATCTCTTGACATGATAACTACTGTAGTGTTATCATAATACACTACGGAGTTTATCATGGACGAACGAATTGAAAAAGCATTTGAAGTAGCAAATTACATGGCTACGTTATCAAATCAAAAACGTATCATTTTAGAAGAATACAATCAAAAATTAATTTATTTTGTTGACGGTGCAACATTCAAAATAACTCCAGACTTGATTGGTTTTGTTAGCACAATGGCAGATAGGCCATTTGATTTGATCCTAGTGGATTCAAATAATCTCCCTGTCAAAATTTCTAATCCTAAAAAATTCTTAAGTGATATTATTACTGTGTATTCAGATGCATCGAATGAGTACTTTGAAAAATATTCTTCTATAAAATCCAAAAGAAAAATTGCTGACATGATTGCACTATGACACATGGAATTGTAATTTTTGCTCAAAACAATGCCAGCATTGATTATGTAAAACTTGCCACATTCGCGGCCAAGCGGGCACAGCACTTTTTAGATTTGCCAGTCAGTTTAATTACAGATGCTAGAGGCTGGTTAGAAACAAGTCAGCCTGATCATCCGTTCGACCAAGTGATAGATGTAGAATTTTCCAATACTGTACAAAAGCGAACATTTTCTGATGGTGCATTATTTTCTAAACACTTAGAATGGAAGAATTTTGCTAGAAACCGTGCATATGATCTAAGCCCTTACGATAAGACTCTAGTTATCGACAGCGATTATATTATCAATAGTAACAATTTAAAAATTGCATTTGAAAGAGATGCAGAATTACAGATATATTCCAGTAGCATGGATCTAGCCACTTGGCGTCCAATGCAAGAATTCACAAGAATAAATCCTTACAGTATTCCATTTTATTGGGCCACTGCTTTTGTATTTGAAAAAAACATTGCAACTGAAACATTTTTTAATTTGATTTCTTACATCAAAATTAATTGGAATTATTTTAGAATATTGTATAATATAGATACATCTTTATATAGAAATGACTATGCTTTTAGTATAGCCATTCACTTAATGAACAATAAATCGGCCGGAGATTTCGCAATGGAACTTCCAGGCAGTATGATTTTTACCAAAGATAAAGATATATTAGTTTCTATAAAAGAATCTTCGATGCAATTTTTAATAGAAAAAGAAAATTACACCGGGGAATACTTGCTAGCCAAGACACAAGGGATGGATGTGCATGTTATGAACAAACTAAGTCTTGGCAGATTGATAGATGGAGGTTCGGGTGTCTAAAGGCTTTTTAGTATTAGCTCAAAATACAGATGATGTTGATTATATTCAACAAGCATACGCATTGGCATTGAGTATTAAATTATTTCAAAACGATGTTGATAAATTATCATTGATTACAAATGATGAAGTTCCGGAAGAATACAAAAGTGCCTTTGATCAAATAATCCCTATTCCCTATTTTAATAAAGACGTTAATAGTTTGTTTAAAACAGAACATCGATATCAAATGTACTATGCAACTCCTTACGACGAAACAATAGTACTAGATACCGATATGTTGTTGTTAGATGATATTTCATTGTGGTGGGATTACTGTAGCAATCATGATATTAAATTCTGCAATAGAATTAAAAATTATAAATTGGAAACAGTAGTCGATACGGTGCATAGAAAAGCATTTATATCTAACAATTTATCTAGTCCTTATTTTGCATTACATTATTTTAAGAAAAGTGATTATGCAAAAGAATTTTATAAAGTATTGGAATTTGTATGCAATAATTGGCAGTGGTGTTGGTCTAAATTTGCTCCAGAAAATTATCAAGCGTGGTCCAGTATGGATTTAGCAGTAGCCATCACTATAGAAATATTAGGAGCTCATGAACAAGTTTTAGATGTATTGAATCCAATGGAATTTATTCACATGAAACCTCTTTTACAAGGTTGGAATAGTACTCCAGAAACATGGCAAGATTCTGTAATTTATAATTTTACAGGAGACAGTCTTACTGTCAGTAACATACGCCAGCATAAATTATTTCATTACGTAGAAAAGGATTTTTTATCATCTAATATTCTGAAAAAATTAACGGAGTCGATACATGGCCCGGACTAAAAAAATAAAAAATCTTGTCGAAGTTCCAAGCAAATTCTATGCACATTACGACCCAGTCACTAATGAAATCGTATCTGTAAATAATTTTAGAAACTTAGAATACTCCAGTGCGGTAGAAATATCGTTTGCCACATATGAACGATTGCTAACTGGCAAAGACAAGTTCGAAGATTTTTATGTAGGAGTTGTGGTAGAAAACGGAAACCCAGTAATGGGTCTAGTATATCGAAAATTATTATTGGAACACAATTTTAATAATAGATTGCTATCGTGGATAGATGAAAAAACAGAATTTCCTGAGATTGAAATTCATTGGGATGGTGCTAACAAAAAATGGATATTTGTTGCCTCTGATGAATTTAGACAAAAATATTATGATAACAAAGTGCAGTCTCTTGAATTGGCATTTTTTATAACACTTGGAAGAGACCCTAATTTTTTAATTAGAAGTATTAATTTTGATTTAAAAACATTAATTATGGACTGGGCTATTGTAGATTTTGAAACCAAGTGGGAAAACAATATTGATTTAATTTCCATCACTAGTAATTTAGCTAGTTTAAAATATTCGTTAATTGTACAGAAAACAGATGACCAAAATTATTAAAATTATAGAGCAAGATATTATATTTCTTAGCTATGACGAACCAAACGCTGAAAAAAATTATGCAGATTTGTGTAATAAAATTCCGTGGGCAAAACGTGTGCATGGGGTTAAGGGTAGCGATGCCGCACACAAAGCCTGCTCGGCACTAAGCGATACTGAATATTTTGTCACAGTTGATGCAGACAACATTGTCGATCCTCAGTTTCTCGAAGTTGAAATAGATATAGAAAAGTTAGGATTAACTCCTGATCATGTATTTTCATGGTGTGGCAAAGTACATGTTAATGGACTTATGTACGGTAATGGCGGTTTAAAAATGTGGACACGTAAATTTGTTAATAATATGCGTACACACGAAAACAGTAATCCAGAAGATGTTAAGGGATTAGTTGAATTTTGTTTTGATGACAAGTATTATCAGTTTAATGAAAACTATTCAGAAAGTTTTACCAATGCAAGCCCGTTCCAAGCATGGCGAGCAGGATTCCGCGAAGGTGTCAAAATGTCATTGGATCAAGGTGCAAAAGTAAAAGACCTTAAAAAAGTTTGGTGGCAAAATTATCATCGACTGTTGGTATGGTGTAATATTGGTGCAGATGTCACAAACGGATTGTGGAGCATGTACGGAGCAAGAGAAGGCGCATATCTTACTAATTGTACAGATTGGGATTATGCTAATGTGCGTGATTTTGAATGGCTTACAAATCAGTGGGACGAAAAGTACAGCAAGATTACAGACAAAATGTTACCTTACGAAATCATGGGCTTAGGAGAAACGCTATCATACGAGTGCGGTTTAGAACTATTTGATCCGTGTACTGAGTCTAGTAAGTTTTTTAAAACTGTTTTTAATAACAGTCCGAGAATCATTAGGAGACGGTAATGTACGATATTGTTTTTATATCTTTTAACGAACCGACTGCTAGTGAAAATTATCGCAGGTTAGCCAGTAGTCTATCAACGTTAGGTAATCTTATTCACAGGGTTAATGGAGTTAGTGGTATACATCTTGCACATATAGAAGCCGCAAAACTTGCGACTACTAAAATGTTTTGGGTAGTAGATGCGGATGCTGAAATCCTTCCAACTTTTAAATTTAAAATAAAATTAGATCCAAGTGAGGAGGATATTGTACATGTATGGCGAAGTATTAATCCTATTAATGGTTTAGAATACGGTTATGGAGGTGTTAAATTACTACCAAGGGACTTAACACTGTCTATGGATTTAACTAACCCAGATATGACAACAAGTATAAGTCCTAGATTTAAGGCTATGAACGAGACTTCGAATATCACTGCATTCAATGTTAACCCGCTGAGCACTTGGCGTAGTGCATTCAGAGAGTGTGCTAAATTATCTAGTAGGATTATCCCCGGTCAGCAAGATGACGAAACTGAATACAGATTAAAAGCATGGACGAATATTGGAGGTAATAGTCGGTATGGTGAATATGCTAAAGGCGGAGCCAGTGCAGGTGAGTGGTTTGGAAAAACTTATAAAGACAACAAAGAAATGTTGGCTAAAATCAACGATTACGATTGGTTAGAAGGGCAGTACTATTATCATATAGAAACTTACCCTCCGGAGACTTTTAAATAAGTGAATTAGTTAACGGAAAAATAGTAGCAATTACTTTGGCACAAGCCACAGCAACTTCTTGGTGTTCTTTTTGTGTGCCGTTAGCACTACGCAATTCAATAAAGTGAATCCAGCTACGCAGTGTGCCATTCATATACAAGCGACTTTCTGTAAGACCTTCTGGCAGCACAGCACGAGCTTGTTCTTTTGCTATGCCGTTTGCAATAGCCCACCCATACGCATTTTTACAAATAGAAATCACCCGCTCCTGCTGTTCTTCCCACCTTTTTTGTAAATACTC